ATTTATACTGCTTGAACTAAGAAAAGACGAAAGCTTTACTGCTTAATTTCTTATGAAGAATACAGAGGTTGTAGATACTACTTCTAAGTATATTGTTAAATCGACAGGTATTGGAAGTGAAACTAACCTTGGAAAATGGTTAGTTGATGCAAAAGAACTTACAGGCGGTACAAATGAATCAAAAGTAAGTTTAATTGAATGTTACCATTTGATAGAGGGCACAGGAACATTGACAATTAGTACAGGTAGTGAAGATTTAACTTTGACTGGTAAAGGTAAGTATGGATTACGACCTGGCCAGTTAAAATTTGGTAACGATAAACAATTTAAACTAACAACAGACGAAAGTGTAACGAGTTATTTGTTAGTAACAGAATTTAGGAGAAACTAATGGCTGATGCTGTAACAAGTCAAACTTTAGTAGATACATCTGGTACAAAAACTGTGATGAAATTTACTAATATGAGTGATGGTTCAGGTGAAACACTTGTAACAAAAATGGATGCTAGTGCGTTGACATTTATGACCGAAGATGCGACTAAATCAATCGCAAAAATTTGGTGGGCTGTCAATACAACTAATGGTAAATCAGGCGTAGAATTGTTGTGGGCAGGTAGTGGCTCAAGTGCCGCTAATTCTACAATATGTTTTTTATCTGGTAGAGGGTTTCACGACTACTACACAGCAGGTAATTCTATTGCCAATAATGCAACATTGACGGCAAACACATCTCCTGCAGGAGACCTGTTGATTTCAACAAAAGGGTTTGTTGCTGGTGATAACTACACATTAATAATTGAAGTAAGATAGATGAGTAAAAGAAAACCTAAAGACCGTTCCCGTGCAATACTAGAAAGAATAGTTGGAACAAAGTCAAAGGCAACTTTGGCCGAAGCATTTAAATTAGCATTTGCAGAGAAGTATGGTGTTAAACGAGAAGAAATTAAACAGGGTATAGTCGATAAAGTCTATAACAAAGAAAAGGTGGAGAAATGAAACTAATCACAGAAATAATGGAAGATGTCGATATCTTAACAGAGGCCAACAATAAGGGCGGTAAAGATTATAAGATTAGAGGCGTCTTTATGCAAGCGGATATCAAGAACCGTAATGGTCGTGTTTATCCAGTTGATACTTTGACAAACGAAGTTAAACGATATACAACAGAATTTATCAATAAGAAAAGAGCTTTCGGCGAACTAGGGCATCCTGATGGACCCACAGTTAATCTTGAAAGAGTTTCTCATATGATAACTAGTCTTAAACCAGAAGGAAAAAACTTCATTGGTGAGGCGAAAATAATGGATACTCCTTATGGCAAAATCGTCAAAAATTTGATTGACGAAGGCGCACAGTTGGGTGTATCTTCAAGAGGTATGGGTTCGATTCAACAATCGAACGGACGAGGTGTTGTTGGTAAAGATTTTTATCTCGCAACAGCTGCTGATATTGTCGCAGACCCATCGGCGCCAGATGCTTTCGTAGAAGGTATTATGGAAGGCAAAGAATGGATATGGGACAATGGCGTACTGAAAAGTAGAACTGTTGAACAATACAAACATGAAATAGAAAAAGCGAAGATGCATGAGTTGGCTGAAGTCAAATCAAAGATTTTTGCGAATTTTATCTCTAAATTGTAAAAATTTACGCAAAAAACTGTCAATGCGTACAGGTTGAGATGGTAGTTTGTATAAATATTTGTAATTACTAAAATTAATTAATTTTTTAATAAAGGAGACCGAATGTCTGAAACCGAAGTTAAACAAGAAGTAGATTTAGATGAAGCTCAAAACGCACCTATTAAAAATGCGGCAGCTTCTGAACCTACTCACCTTCAAAATGACGCTGAAGATTTGGGACCAGCAGTAGTTAAACCTACTGATAGTAACCCTGACTCAACGAAAAAGGTATCAAAGATAACATCAGACCCAGCACAAGCAAACGAAAAAGAGGCGTCTTTACCAAAAGACAATAAACCCTCTGGTGCTGCTGAAGAAGTAGAATCAAGTGATGATGAAGTTATTGCTGAAGATTCTATTGATGAAATTGATTCATCTGATGATGTTAAGGCACTAGTTTCATCTGACGCTGACTTATCTGAAGAATTTAAAGATAAGGCTGCGACAATATTTGAAACTGCTGTTAAGACTAGAATTAAAGAACAGACGAAAATAATTGAAGCTCAGTATGAGAAAAAACTTGCATCTGAAACTGATACAGTAAAAGAAGCTATGGTCGAGAAAGTCGATTCATATCTAAACTATGTTGTTGAAGAATGGATGAAAGAAAATGAATTAGCAGTTGAAAGAGGTATTCGTACCGAAATCGCTGAAGATTTCATTACTGGACTTAAAGGACTTTTCAAAGAACATTATATAGATGTTCCTGAAGAAAAATATAATGTACTAGATGATTTAACTGGACAAGTTAAAGATTTGGAAGACAAATTGAACGAACAGATTGAGAAAAATGTCAATCTTTCTAAAGATGTTTCTGAATCAAATAGAGAAAAACTAATCGCTCAAGTATCTGAAGATTTAGCAGATACAGAAAAAGAGAAGTTTGGTTCTATGGCTGAGAATGTTGAATATGATAGTGCAGAGAAGTTCCAGGAGAAATTAGAAACTATTAAAGAATCTTATTTCCCTAAAACTAAAATGGATGAAGCTGCATCAGGTGATGAAGTTGACTCTGTGGCGGCGAATTTACCAGTTGACGCTGGTACATCCGATGCTATGGCTGCATATACGGCCGCTATTTCAAAAGACCTTAATACTTTAAAGTAATTAAGGGTGATAACAATTAAATAAATAAAAAGGAGAGATAAATGTATCTTACTGAAAATTTACAAGAAAAGTGGCAGCCAGTATTAGAGCATCCAGATTTACCAAAAATCGAAGATTCTTATAAGCGTGCTGTTACAACTGTTATTCTTGAGAACCAAGAAAGAGCAGTAAGGGAAGACGCTCAGTTTATGACTGAAGCGGCCCCTGCTAACTTTAGTGGTACTATGCCTGATACAGGTGGTGTTGCTAAATGGGATCCGGTACTAATTTCATTAGTACGAAGAGCAATGCCTAACCTAATTGCGTATGATGTTTGTGGCGTTCAACCAATGACTGGACCAACTGGTCTAATCTTTGCAATGCGTTCACGATATGGTTCACAAGCGGGCGCTGAGGCGTTATTTAATGAAGCTAACACCGAGTTTTCTGGTGATAATGCTACTACAAATAATGCTGGAGCTTCTGGTGATGCACAAGCAGGAACAAACCCTGCAATTTTGAACGATAGTCCATCTGCTGGTACTTATACTACTGGTTCTGGATTTACTACAACTCAAGCAGAAACACTAGGTGACGGAACAGATGAGTTCGCTGAAATGGCTTTCTCAATTGATAAAGTTACTGTTACTGCTAAGTCAAGAGCTCTTAAAGCTGAATATACTATGGAACTTGCTCAAGATTTAAAAGCAATTCATGGTTTAGACGCTGAAACAGAATTGGCTAACATCTTGTCAAGTGAAATTCTTGCAGAAATCAATCGTGAAGTAGTTAGAACTATTTACGGACACGCTAAAGCTGGCGCTCAAGTGAATACAACTACTGCTGGTATTTTTGATTTAGACACCGACTCAAATGGTCGTTGGTCTGTTGAGAAATTCAAAGGACTTCTTTTCCAATTGGAAAGAGATGCTAATGCGGTTGGGCAATTAACTCGTAGAGGAAAAGGTAATCTAATTATCTGCTCTGCTGATGTTGCTTCTGCCCTTGCTATGTCTGGCGTACTTGATTACGCTCCAGCACTTTCAACTAACTTAAATGTTGATGACACAGGTAATACTTTTGCAGGTGTTCTTAACGGCAAATTTAAAGTATATGTTGATCCATATAGTGCTAACATAGACGCTAAACAATTCTATGTTGTTGGCTATAAAGGAACAAGTCCATACGACGCTGGACTATTCTATTGCCCATATGTTCCACTACAAATGGTGAGAGCAGTTGGTCAGAATAGTTTCCAACCAAAAATCGGATTTAAAACTCGATATGGTATGGTTCAAAATCCTTACGCAACTTCTAGGGGTACTGGTGTATTAGATAATTCTGGTGCAGTTGGTGCTACAGACCAAAACTTATATTACAGACGAGTTAAAGTTACTAACTTAATGTAATTGAGTCTAGAAATAGAAAGAATTTAGGGGGACTTTGTCCCCCTTTTTTTTGCTTTAAAGTATTATAAATAGTAATATGACAGATTTAACTACAGTAAATAGACAGCCTACTAAATTGGACTATGCAAGTCCTATTCAATTTAAATTTACTTGCATAAAGCTTCCTATGGTGGAGTTTTTTTGCCAGACAGCAAGCGTTCCTGGAATTACACTTGGAACAGCAAATATGGAAACACCCTTAAATGAGATTCCTATACCTGGTGATAAGATTAGTTGGCAAGATTTAAATGTTTCTTTTCTTGTAGATGAAAATTTAAACAATTATAAAGAATTGCACGATTGGATGATTGGTTTGGGATTTCCTAAAACTCATACTCAATATGCAGATTTAATAGCGGCAGGAAAGGA